TTAATGAGATTATCACGGCAGAAGGGAACTCCATCGTCAATCGCATCAATCATATCCAGAACCTGAACCTTTGACTTATCAGAGGCATAGTGTCCACTGTAAGTTCCCTTAATATATTCTTCTACTGCTTTGAGTGTCTTTCCTTCACTAAACTTCCAAAAGTGATCTGAATTTAGTGATGGTTTTACCTCATAAGAAGTGGGAATAGTGTGGGAATTTAAAGAAAGAACATCTGGAGATGCATATGGATTTCCAGTCATACTAAAACCATCATCTTCCCAGTAGTTATTATAGTTAAAGGAAATGTGATCTTCTCCCATACCACCAAGAAGATGACTTCCAGTAATAGCGGCATCAATACCACCAGCAAGATTGTTTCCAGTACTAACAGAAGCAGAACCAAATGTTACTGTAGTAGGGTTTTTTGGAATAGAACTTTCATAATTTGATTCAAAATTTTCAGTCATAATTTTTAAAAATAAAGGAAAGGAGGGAAAGCAGGGTTACTTTCCCGTACTATATCAGGTAGATGAGGTTGCGTCAAGGTTCTCTGTAGGAATAGGCATTACAAAATTAGCATCTACCTTATCATATAATTCCATAAATGCCTGTTTAGTTTCATCATCAAAACGATTGATACAAACCTGAATTGCTTTTGCCTTATCACCAAAGATGCTATAGGCACGAATAATATGAACGAGACGGCGGGTACTGATAATTTCTTCAATACCACCATCATAAAAGGTTTTGCGAATAATATCGCCCCAATCGCAAAGTCTTTTACAAAAATCACGATCCTCAAGACCAAGATCCAAAGAAATACCCTCTAAAATCTTTTGCTCAACAGCAGGAGCAGGATAAGATTGTTCAAAGGTCACAGGAAATCTTTCTAAGAATGCTTCGTTTAGCACATTGGTTCCAATAAACCTTCCATCATCAGATCCCTTACCTTTAGTATTGGCAGTCGCAAAGATATTAAATCCTGCAGATGGTTTTACAAATGTTCCAAGTTTCTTGAGAAATACGCCTTTACCTTCCAATACAGATTGTAGACAGAGGATTTTATTGGAAGCAAGATCGATCTCATCCAAAAGTAAAATAGCACCTCTTTCAAGTGCTTCAATCACAGGTCCATTATGCCATACAGTTTCTCCAGAAAGTAATCTAAATCCACCAATTAAATCATCTTCATCAGTTTCAATTGTAATATTCACCCGAATCAGTTCCCGTTCAAGTTGAGCACATGCTTGCTCAATACTGAACGTTTTACCATTACCCGAAAGACCCGTAATGAACGTTGGATAAAAAATACGGGATTGAATAATTTTCTTAATATCATTGAAGTTACCAAACTTGACGAAAGTATCATCTTTATCAGGAATAAGATTTTGTTCCACATGAGGAAGAGCAGCAGGAGCAGAGTAACTACGTTCTATTTCTTTTATATTTTCTTGTGTAACTTCTAAATTCCACTTACTACGAGAAATCTTATATTTCTCAAGGCGACGAGTTACAGTCGGATAAGAAAAATTTTTTGATGCACAAAAACCCCTAATATCACCAGAAGTAATTTCTGGTCCATAAAGTTCCTGAATGCTTGCGATCAGTTGTTCGTCGTTCACAGAAGACTTGCGAGACATAATGTAGTTAGGGTTTTTTTTTGTTTGAACTCCCTTAGTATAGAGCAAACCCCAAGGTTTTTAAGTTACTAATGGACAGTTTCCAAACTGTCTCTGATTTCATCCAGACGATTTAGGCTTACTAAATACCCCTTATATCCAGGATAATATTGTTCTACAAGAGCACCAATACCCATCGCAGTAATGGCACTCTCACACTTCAAATAAACTCTTTTATTCTTGTGGTCTATAGCACAGGGCATTCCCCAGATTTCATTTTCTTTAGATTTTGTCATACAACGAACTCCATAAATTTCCCCAGAACTTTTTTATTTAACTTTTTGGTCTTAAGACTTTTTACGAAGGCATTTTTAATTTGGGATTTGGTGGCATCTTCGGCAACCTCAAATTCAGTGTCTTGTGAAAGTGCAGAAGAAGACAATCCAAAATAAACATCATAACCAGAATTATGAATTGAGAATGATTTTTCTTTTTTCCAGTAGTTCATTATTTTTTCATATTCATCAGTATCACAATATCGACTAATAAAGTTACTACAATCACGAGACTCAAGAACACGAATTCCAATAAAATTAATATCCTTAAAATTATCTTTTAAATTTCGAAGAAAAATATCTGGCATATTCATAAAATCTCCATTAAATGAATAGGTATTTCCAGTCTTACGATCACGCAAAAATGAATAAGATCCTATGTGAGCGGTTCCCATAAAAAGTTCTTCTTGATTTCGACGATAAACCTCATGATGATATTTAATAGGAGTTGCTTCACCATCAGTTAGTATTATACACTGAACTTTTTGAAGTTTATTTTCTTTTTGAAATTTTGGTAAAAGTTGATGAAGAGAAATGAGTGCTTCATTTAAAGGAGTTCCAGAAAGACTCAGTCCCAAAGGAATTGGAAATTCACAATAATATTTTCTATTAAAGGAGATTGAAAGATGATAAATGTTCCTTAACTGTTCATTCAAAATTTTACCACTTACCTTACTAGTCAGAAGATTAAGCATCGAAAACCATTCACCAACCTGAATTAATCCATCTTTTCTTTGGTAAGCAACATCACGAGTAATTCTCATATTATTTTCATCATAACTTACGATTGGATATTCTGTGGTAAATGCATAAACCTCAAATGGAATCGAAACTTTTTTACAGAACCATATAAGATTAAAGAGTTGTTTTACAGTATCCAACATCACATTTGTCATTGATCCAGACCAATCTAAAATAAAGATGAGACCATGATTTTTACCATCAGAGAGAGTGGTTATTTTTTTAAATAAGTCTTCATTATATTTGTAGGTATGAAGTTTTGAACAATCTAAAACTCCGGTTCTAGCAGTTGTTGCCCGAGCATAAGAGTCTGCTGCCTTACGACACTCAAACTCTTTCACCAAATAATTAACCTCCTTTTGTGCCGAACGTTTGAATTCATCAAAAGACTTATCAAACTCACCAAACTCAGTTTCACGAGTTTTATCCGAAAAATCAAGAAAGTTATTCCAATCTTCTCTACACCGGTCATGTATTTCAGAATTCGAAACAATAATCTTTTTTAAATCAAGTTTAGGAATTTCCAAATAAACATTCTCACCCTCACTCTTATCCAAAAGATTTTTAAGAGAATTCTCCAAAGACTCTGCGGTTTTTATCTCTGGTTCAGTCTCATCAATATTAGAACTTTTTTCGAGATCATTTGGAATAAAAAGATGATCCTGAATAGGTTTATTATTTTCTTCTTGATTACTTTGATCCGAGTCATTAGAATCAGACTGTTGAGATTGTGTCTGTTTATCACTATTTGCATCTTCTTCTTTCTTTTTCTTACAGTATTGATAAAGAACCTCTGCGGCAATTAAGACCTCATCAAAAGTTTCGGTTTCTCCAATTAACTTGACTATATCAGTTTCTTCTCCAGGTTCAATTTTAACATCAATAAAATTACCAATCTTAAATAAAATATTTACACGGTCAGCAAGATTATAAGTTTCTAGTTTATCATCACCAATCTGAAAAAAATCATCATCAGCAAGTTCCTTATAACCAGCATAAAAACTTTTAGGAGAACCTGGATATTTACGCTTACAAAGTTTTTCAACCCTCGCGTCCTCGCACACATTTACGAATTGTGGAGGAACTTTAACATCTTTGGTCCAGTCTTCTGTGGGTGTGAACAAACTATGAGATATTTCGTGTAGAACTAACATACTATAAACATTATCACTTGCTTTCCCCCAAAGTGGTAAAGTAAGAACTCGCGTACAAACATTAAAACAAGCAGTCTCTACTTTCTTATGCTCAACTATGATGTCCTCTGTAGCCAGAAGGCGGGCAAGCATTCCACGAATCTCAAACTTGTTAGACATTTACTTTATGTGTGATATGCGATTATCATATCGGGAAATTCATTCACCACAATACTCATCAGACAGTTCCCTAACCGTCACAGCGGTCCAACCCTTATGATGAGTATTATTACCTTTTATAACACTTCTCATACGAGTAGTGGTTAAACCATTTTCTTTACAAAAATTAGTTAAATTATTAAATGTATGAATATTTCCTTTCGGACTTTTAATCGTATATTCATATTTTAACCTCCTTTGTTTATTTTGTTTCTACGAACAAGAGTTCTATGTCCACCTGCTATGGTATTGTGTGCTCTTAATCCACCAGGTCTTTCATTAGGAACCTCCCCTTTACTACGAGGGCGGCGGCGAGCAGCAATCGTGTTTTTCCATTTTGGATCTTTATGTGGTTCTTCTCCAGCATCCATAGCGTTTATAACAGTATGAATTGTATTTCCTCTATTAAAATGAGAATCCCTTGCTTGATCGTTACGACCAACTCCAGGTTCTCTTCCTCTTAACATGTAGTTTGCACCATGATACCCACGTTTTCTCTCAGCTTTTTCGCGGGGAGTTCCTCCAGAAGGAAGTTTTTCATCTGGTTCATATTTTTTTTCATCAAGAACTTCTTCAACAATCATATCTCTCCAATCCTCACTCATATTCACCATAATCGCAACTGCTGCCTCATTCGTATCAGCATAACCTTCAGAAATTAAATAATCAAATACAATATCATAAGACTCTTTGTAACCAGTATTAACTTTAGTTCCTTTAGGTGGTTTAGGTGGAATTGCAGGAGTTGTTTTAGGTTTGATCATTCCTCCGGGAGTGGGTGATTGCCCTTTCTCCAAACTTTCCTCACAAAGTTGCTCATAATACTCAAACAAACCCTCATCAGTCCAGTTAGAAAGATCATATCCATCAGATATAAGTTGTCCTACCCAGTTGTCATAAGAACTCATAAGTCCTTTTCTAAATTCTCCGGCAGCCTTACCAATCTTACCGGCAGTTTCTCTTGTTGCCGCACCCATTCCATCAGTGGCAGCATTGTGTCTTTTAATACCCGTAAGAACAGCACGGGCAACACGATCCAAAAGACCTGGTTTTTTAGGTTGCTGCTTTGCAGCAGCAGAAACTGCAGATTGTCTTTGTAGTGCTGCCTTCATTCCAGATGGTTTTGATGCAGATGCTGCTGCCTCTGCTCTTCTTCTTGCTGCTTTTTTATCACTAAGTCTTTGCAGTGATTTTCCAGTTGGTTTTCCTGATTTAAATGGAGTTCCCTTAGCAGTCACTGGTTCAATTCTAACACCACCTGCTCTTGCTTCGGTTAAAACATATTCTTCAGAAATATCATAAACAAACTTGGCAAATTCTTCTGCACCAAGTTCTTCAATTAAAATATCAACACCTTCTTCGTTTAAACCCATTTCGTAAAAATAATGTGCGGCAATTTCCACTTCTTGATTAATTACTTGTTGTTGAGTATGAACCTGCTGATAAGCTTCATATAAACCAATAAGTTCTTGATCTCTCATTTTTAGAAATACGTTTTAGTTATTTATTACAGTTCTGTTTTATATGAAAATCCATTTCTTTTTTCAAATTTAATTACAGAAGTAAATTTATCCTGCATTCCTTCCTTATGAGAAATTACAAATACATTAGCATCCTTTATTACATATTGAATAATTTTGAGAAACTCTTCTGTTCCAAAACTATCAAGAGAACTATCAAAAATTTCATCAAAAATCAATAGATTACAATTTGCCGAATTTTTTAATCTAGCAACCTCACGCCAGGCAAATACCAGAGCAAGATTAATTTTTGCTTTTTCACCTTCACTAAAAGAACTATAGGAAAAATCTTCGTGAATTGGAGATTTAATACTCTCATTAAATTCTTCATCAAGATGGAAATTAATATAAAAATCCATCATCCGCAAATATCGATTTACCTGCTGATTAATAAAAGGGAGATATTTTTTAATGATTTTTGTCTTGACTCCGTCATCCTTGAGTAAAGAATAAGCAAAATCATAATTAACTATTTTTTCCTTCTTTTCAGAAATGTCTTCAATTGTTTTTTGAAGATTTTCCCGGAATTCATCTAATTTGCAGTTTTCAATATTTCTATTTTTAAGTTGTTCGGTAATTTTTTGAATTTGAGATTCAAGATCTCGCATCTGTCTTTGATTGAGTAAAATTCGAGTATTGTTTTGAGAAACTTCATGGTTTAGTTTTGTAATCTCCTTTGATAAAAGTGTAAATTGACGCTCTCGTTCTTGTTCAAATTTAATTGCATCATCAAGTTCCTGAAACCCCTTCTGAAGTTCCTTTGCCTTGTTTTGAGCATCTTCAATTCTATTTAATCTAAAGTCCTCTTCAATTGTTTGAGTGCAGGTAGGGCATACCGAATTTTCTGTAAAAAATTTATGCTCTTTAGTTATGGTAGATACTTTTTGAGAAATCTTACCCTTAAGATTATTCAATTTAATTAACTTATGATCTGCTCCGGTGACTTCTTCTTGTTCCTTAATATACTTAAATATTTCTTCTTCTGTTGAAGAATTATTTCTCATATAAATGTCAATTTCAACATTTAACTTAGAAATTTTTTCTCGATTTTCATCTATATTAGCATTACCGCGATTTTCAAGTTCTTCAATAAAGTTTTTCTGCATAGTAACTTTATCATTGAAATTTTGTTTTCTTAATTCTAAAGATTTAATTTCATCTTTTTGTTGGCGAATTATTTCCTTAATCAAAGTATTCATTACTGAAAATATTCTTATGTCCAGTAAATCTTCAATCACCTCACGACGATTAGCAGTCGTCAGTTGCATGAAAGGAACAAATGTGCTACTTCCTAAAATGACTATTTGTGTAAAAGATTTATAATTGAGTTTTAAAATATTATCTTCAAGAATTTTTTGATTAAGACGATCATCAGACTCTTTATGAAGAGCAACTCCATTTACCATAATATCAAAAACACCCGGTTTAATTCCTCGACGAATCAAATATTCCCGTCTATTTACAGAGAACTCAATTTCAACAAGACAATCTTTTTCATTTGTCGTATTAATTAGTTGATTTTTATTAATTTTACGAAATGCCTTATTGAATAAAACAAAGGTTAAAGCATCCAATACAGTACTTTTACCTGCACCATTAGTCCCAACAATCAAATTTGTTTGTTCTTTTTGAAAATCAATCTCCATAAATTGATTTCCGGAACTTAAAAAGTTTTTATACCTAATTTTTTTAAATATTATCATTTTTAGGAGGAATTACAATATCATTTGGAGTAATTACGGCATACTTATAATTATTAATTTCACAAGTCTTTATAGCAAGTTTAGAGTCAACTTCAATAATATCCATTCCCTTTTCATAATTTTCATCATACTCTAGCATCATAGCATATCGAATTGCATCGTCTTCTTCTTGAAATAAAAATAAAACCTTTTCTCCATATCGATCTTGTACCGCATATGCACCATCATCTTTCCGACCCTTGAGAGTGAGAAGAAACATTTTATTCTATTTCACATGCCTGTTTGTATAAATTTTCAAATATGCCTTTGATAACATTCTTATCAAAATTAAATTCCGACTCATCAATATATCGATTTAAAACAGAAATTGTATTCTCTTCTTCTTCGACTACAAAATCTTCATTTTCTTTAATTTCAAAATTTTCAACAATTTTTAAATCTTGAACTCCAATCTTATAAAGATTGTCTATAAATTTTTCAAAACTTTTTGGTTTTGATTTTTTACGAACAATTACTTTTACGATTTTATTCGAATATTTCGATGCATCAAATGTTTGATATGGAGTATCATCACAATAAATGTTGTAAAATAATTTATATGGGTTGTTGACTGGGGTATGTATTAAAGTTTCAGTATCAAAAATATGAAATCCACGAATATCATTGACATCAGTCCAATACATTTCATAAGGATTACCAAGATAAAAAATCTTTCCATTATCAGAACGAGTATGATAGTGTCCAGAAAATACCTTTTCAAATTTTGAAAAAATATTTGAGTCCATACCATGATCATCCATTACAAGGTGTTTATTTACATAAAATCCTTGAAGTTCAAGATGACCCATCGAAATCTTTGCATTTGACTTTTGAATTACTTTTAAAGTTTCTTCATAATTATCACTACAAATCCAGGGAATTAAAGTTATATCAATTCCACCAATTTTAGTATTTGTAGGAGAACTATAAGTTTTTATATTGGAATAATCCTGAAGAAGAAGTTCAGGAGAATTGACGTGATTTGAATCTTTAAAATAACAATCATGGTTTCCCACAAGCATATGAACTTCATATTTTTTAAGTGGATCAAATACAACT